GCCCAAATTACACAACAACACACTCCTCTCCATAGGGTGAATCAAGGGAAACGGCTATTCCAATTCGCCGCCCCCTGTCTACCAATCATAATCGTACCAGTACGTGTAGGACTCTCGAGACATGGGCAAATCAATGCCCAACTCTTCTGCAAGAGTCTCCCACACCACATAATAATCTGAGTGTGTATACATTCTAGCCATACTATCCAGATATTGTGATAGTATCTCATCTGTGGTGTACTGAACTTTCTTGAGATGCTTCAGGATATACATGGGTTGCGGGCCACGGGCATCAAACTCGTGGCCAACAAACTCAATGTTGTCCGATGCGGACTTAACGACCACGCCGAACCTCCTGTACGCTTCAAGATCATTCACATGCACCACAGCCTGCAACGTGTCATCCCCGCAACAAACGGGCAGAGGATACATTGGCAGATTGTTTTCTATGCACACAGCTAAGTGCACAAAGACTTGACAATGGCTATTTGTTGAAATTGTGTTAACACATCCAGACTTCATTATACCGGGTACTTTCTGTTGATAAACTGTACCGTCAGATAAAATAAGTTTTGGGTCTTCAAACATTCTGCGGTACAAACTCTTCGCTATCCGGTGCCATTCATCCATTTTGTCACCTCGGCCTAGCCTGCGCCTAAGCTCTAAATCCATGTCGATGGCCCATTTGGGAGCAGTCCAATCCCAGGCACTCTTGTCCAAGCCACAGACCAACCCCCTTTCCACCCAACTATTGTAGTATTGACGCCATCCGCCCTTCACCAACAGTATTCCCTGTTGGCTTGGGATTTCATACGAGTTGTCAATCTCCAAATCATTGAGTTGGTAAAACAACATATGCCAAGCGACCTGAACAGGTAGGCTGGATGCTACTATGAGACGCCAGCGTTTGTCTAGCATCTTACGTTGCTTGTGTGGTTCTTGCTTTACAAACACCCTAAGGTATCCTTCAAACTCGTCACTCAACACAAGTTGAACGTCGTGCCACAAACGCTGCTTCTGCATAGAATCAACATTCACGCCATCCCATTTCAGCCACAAAGCATTGGTAGTCGCTTCACGCATATAGGGGTATCCTGGGCTGGACGTCATGTCCAGGCGTCGAATGGCGGCGCCAAACGCCTTCCAACTAAGGAAATCGTCTTGCACTCGCCAGACGCAGCTCTTATACGCATTTTCACATTCGTACAGGATTCTCGAGCTTGTTGCAGGGTCGACCGGAGGCGCTTCCGCGCTCGGTCTAAAATATGTGTGGGTATGTACGATGAGACTATCTAACTCTGAGAGTTCGTCTGTCTCGCCTGGCCAGCCGTAGCCTCGATCGGCCGCGGCGACAAGTTGCTCAACTGACGAAACCTTTTCCGCTGTGCGTTGGAGAGCTTCGCATACTCGGCCATTAACTTTTGGGGTCCTGACATTTCCAATCCTTGGGAGTCGTCCACAACGCTCAAAGCCCCAAGGTTCCTTGAGCCATTGGCTTCCCCCGAAGACGAGGGCGCCGACACCGCTGAATTTGACAAGAAATTCGCCACAGCGCCGGTGCTCTCGTAGTCCCGATGGCGGACGTCGCGTTTGTTTTGAATGACTTCAGAATCGCGCCAATGTTCCCCAAAGGCAGCGTCCATGTCGTCACGATCCACAAGCGCATAACGCCCCCCAACCTTCAACTGATAGGTAGAAGGATCTCCCGTCCGTTTCCAGCTCATCGTCCTACCAGCTTCATATTGTGATAAAAGCCACTCTGGTGATGACTCATACCGTTGCTTAAAGTGCACCAACAACAAATTGTTGATATACTCGGCAGAGTAACCTCCATTCACAGCTCCTCCCATCTGGTGTATGCCCATGACCTTGGGTCCCATCGTATAAGCCGCCCCACTATAGCCTTGAATTGTCGTGCCCGTATAAACGAGCCTTCCAAAACATATGGCATCGTGTTTAAGCTGTCCGACCGTTCCCTTGGCATCCGGGCCCACTATCTGGGCAAACTCCGTTTGGTTTCCCATCGGAGCCACTTTACAAGCCGATATTCCAATCGATGCGAAGTCCTTATCTGACATCTCAATCGCTACAAGATCAGTGTCCAGTGGTATCCTCTCACGTGAGGCCAAAGCGACCCAGGATTGACTCCCTTTGACGAATTTCTCGACATCCGGAGTACCTCCTAACACATGATCGGGTCCCACCAGCGTGTTGTTAAACCGAACCGCGCATCCTAAGACTCTCATTATGTCGCCATCTCTGATAGCGACAACAGCTTGATGTCGGGGAGGAGTCATCGGAGTTTCATCCGATCCCGTCCTTCGCGACTCAAGAACAGAGTCCATTCGACGCGGCGCAGCACTGACCACATCATATTTACCAAGACGTGCCTTAACCCAGCGATAACCCGGAACCACAGACGAAACACATCTAAGGATCTTGGTGGGCACCGAGTATTCGTAACACTTGTACACCAAGCCTCCGAACACCATGGTACCCAGCACTATTTCCCCTTTTGTGCGCGTTTGCGCAACCGTTGTCACCAGGTCTTTGGCACTTTCATACACAAAATGGGTGCCGTCCATAACGACACCAGACAGCGACCGCCTCTCTACGGGTTCTATGTCGAAGCCAATCAACATATCGGAGAAACAGGCCATTGTTGTACAATTTAATGTATATGATGGTCTAACTTATAAATTCAACAAATTAATGTTCTTTTATTCGTTTGGTTTGCTAATAACAAAACAACTTTCGCGTATTTTAT